ATTCCGTCTGCGCCGAGTAGCCGCACTTCCGGCAGCGGAAGACGCGGTCGGGGCACTCTTCCTCGGCTCCGCACAGCCCGCCCTGGTGCAGCACCGACCGGATCAGGAATCGCACGCCCGGCTCTTCCGGCCATTCGCCGGGCGCGGTTATTCCGGGTCTTCGTCGGCTTCGATTGCCAGTTGCGCAATGACCTCGGACACCGCAGCCGACTTATGCACGATGGGCACAGCGCCGGCGTAGCCGTCGTGCGAAATGTGCAGCTTGTCATACAGCGCGCCGCTCGGCTCCAGGAAGGCCCGCGTCTCGACGGACCGGCGCGCGGCGACGACGCTGGTGGAAGCCCGCTCGTGGTCCTGCATCTCCTTGGCGGTCGGCATGCGCAGCACATGAACCACGCGGGAGCCGGGCACCTTCATCTCGATCCGGTAGTTGATTCCCTCGCGCTCCACGTTGGCCACGGCGCAACGCTCGATGCGGCCGATCACCATGCCGGCCTCGGCATCATCGAACTCCGGGCCTTCCTTGTCGGTGCGGATTTTGGCGAACAGTTCAGCGTTGATCTTCGGCAGGTCCACGTCCTCGCTCTGCGATTTCCCGCGTCCGAGAAAGTGCCGCACCGTGCGCTGCGCCCGTGCCCAGGCACACCACTCTTCGTCCGAAGGGAATCGCACCTCGCAGCTCTTCTCGCCGCCCGAAAGAATCGGCACCACAAACGGCTTCGACGCATCGAAGCCCGCTTTCTTTTCGGTTTCCATTCAAGCCTCCTATTGGCAGATACCCGTTTGCGGCGTCATGATGGTCATCGTCACCAGGCCGTTGGTGGGGTCGTAGAGTTGCACGCCGGTGATCTGGAGCGTCACGATTCCGTCGGTGTTGCTGAGTTCCGCGACGTTGAAGCCCATCTTTTGAATGAGCATCGTGAAGGAATTGTTGGCGTCGCGGGTCACGGTGAACGTGGCCGTGCCGGTGGTCAGGTTGATCAGGTTCGAATACTCGGCCGATCCTGCCTCGACGCGCACCACGAACTGCACCGCGAAAACGCGGTCGCCCCACTCGAAACGCCCCTGGACCTGGTAGCCATCCTGCGTTCCCGAGCCGGGGAAAAAGCCGGGCCGGAAGTTGTTGTCCCACGACGCCTCCATGGACACGAAGTCCTTGGCACTGCCGCCGGAGAGGTAGTTGATGCCGTTGAACGTCAACGCACTGATCATGCCGGCGTTGAACTCATGCGGCGCGTAGACGGCGGGAAGCGTGATACCGCTAGGCGAGGTGTACTGGCCGGTGGTGACGCATTCCGCGGCGCACATCGCGCTGGCGCGGCCAGGGGAGTTCTTGATGGACAGCTTCCACGATTTGACGGCGCAGCCCACCAGCATCTCGTCCAGCACCGCCGAGCCACCGGGCCGGATCTGCTGCACGAACGAGAAGTAGGGCAACTCGAGGCCGGTCGGATTCGTCGCGCCCAGAGCCGGAATGATGGTGTATGTGTACGGACCGCTGCCGCTCACGGTCACATTGCCCAGTGAGAACGCCATCGCCCACGCGAGGATTTCCGACGAAGCGTACTTCGAGATCTCGTAAGTCGGCATGTTGTAGTGCGACTTGAAAAGCTGCGTCGGGAACTCGTGGCCCTTGCCGATCTCGGCGCGGTCGTCCTCGTTCACCGGGACCTTGGCCCACGGCTTGGTATTGAGGTTCGTGTGCCGCCAGATGGCAGTGGAAGCATTCGCCGTCCCGATGGCGGTCTGCTTACCGAATCCCCAGCCGTTCAGCAGTTCATTGATGTTTGCCATGCTACTTTTTCTCCTGAACCGGAGTTGCCGGTTTTGGGCCAGTGGCCGCTGGCGGGGGAACCTGACGCCACCCGGCGACCATGAGCGGTGTGAGCTCTGCGGCTGTCGCTTCGACTTCCTTCACTTCGCCCTCGGGCGATTGCATGAAAACCCAATCCATAACGTTTCTCCTTCACTCCCCGCCAGGATTACCTTGCTCCACCAGCGTTGCTTGCACCTCGAAATAATCGAGCGTCGCGCCGTCTGCGCTCACCACAACCGTGTTTCGCTGCGCGGACGGAAGATCCATGTCCATCGGGTAACAATTGGGGTCGACCTGGAAATGCAAGAGCGAAGACCACGATGGAGCACCCGTTGGGACCGCGCTCACCAGCAGCCAGAACAGAGCGGCATACGTGGCGGTGGAATTCTGCTCCGGCGCGCGCAAGTAAATTGAGAAGCGATGCGCGAAATGCAGTGCGCCGCCCGTAAGACGCCGCGGCGTCGTACCGTTCCACGCCACCAGGATCGAGCCGGGGGGCATCTGGAGAATAGCCAGCCGAAGATTGTTGTCGGTAGCCAGCCCTTCCATGAACGCGCGGATGTTGTTGCTGTCGCCGCCAACCGCAGTCACCAGGTCCGGGCAGGACTGGATCGCGGTGACCCACTCGCCAAGTATTGTTTTCGGATTGATCACAGAAGCGTCAACTCGCGCGCTGCAGCAGTGCCAGGTTGAGCATGCCGTAGGCATCCGGCTGCCGCACCGTCGTCACCACGTATTGCGTGCCCCAGGCAGTCACCCAATCGCCCTTCGCCGGCGGATTCGAGAAGTCGGAGGGATTCACTGAGATCTCCTCGAAGTTCGCCACCGCGCCCGACTCCTCGCGCGGGCGAAGGTGGCGGATGCCTGTTACCGTGAACGGGTCGCCTTGGGCCGCGCCGGCCTGCACCGGTTGGTACACCACCGGCTCGCCGAATGTCTGCAACATGACGCCGTCTACCAGCGCCTCGATGGTGGGCCAGTTCCCCATCTCACGTCCAATAGGCGACGATCAGTCCCTCGCCCGCGTTGTTGGCATCGATGTAGTAATCAGATGGCAACAGCAAATGGCGCGCATCTTCCGCCCAGATGTCGAACGAATCCGCGATGCCGCCACCAGACCCGGTCGGCCAGAACTCCTTGACCACGCCCGTGCCGTTCGCCTTGTTCATGCCAGAGACGCCGAGAAACACGCGTCCTGTCTGACCGATCACTGCTGCGAAGCGCATCCGCTCCACCCGCAGATTCGGGTCACTGGAAACGGGGACTGGCGTGCCGGGCGTCGGCACTGGGATATTGCCAAACGAGTTTGCTTTCATCGGAATCAGAGCCAGGCCAGGACCTTGTACTTGGCACCCGTGGTCACCGTCACGAGCACGTTGGTCGCGGTGTGCGTACCCTCGGTCACCGTGAAGACGTTGGTGCTCCCGCTGTTGTCTGTGCAGGATGCCAGCACGCCTGCGGGCACTGCGCCCAACCCGTGCGCGATGCTCTGCTGCGCGCCATTGCCCGTTTGCACCGCTGACAAGAACAGCTTTTGCTTCGAGGGATAGCTGCCCTTGAAGTTCGGCTGCGGACCCGCGCTCTGAAACTCCGGAGCGTTAACGGGTGTTTTTTCCACTTTGACTGCCATGCCTCTTTTCCTTTCCCGGCTTCGCCGGTTCATTCTTCGGAAGCCTGGAGAGCGCTCGCTCGACTTCCTCCCGCGTCCCGATCCTGCGTTGCTCGTAGAGTTGCCGCGCGCGCGTCAACTGGACCTTGTTGGTGGCATCCGGCGCGGGATACTCGTCGCCGATGTCGGACGGCGTAAAGCCCCGCAACGGGCGCAGAACGTACAGCGGCGGAACCAAACCCCTGGTCAGCCGCGCCCATGATTCACGACGAAGCATCATGGCTACACCGCCGAGATCACGTTGTTGAAGTAGAAGCCGAGATCCGCAGAGACCAGGCGCATATCGAACGCCGAGTCGATCTCCACGCGATCCGAAGCCAGGTGCTCCATGCGGAAGGTCTTGATGCGGACGCCGGCGCCGCCGGTGGTTCCGATCAGGCCCGTCCAGTTGAACACGTACCCGGCGCTGGGCGTCATCAGGCCGGCATTCTTGGGGCGGTAAAACAGCGCCGCGCTCATGCCGCCGATGAACGCGTTGGATTCGGTTGCACCCTCCGCAGCCGTGTTGTACACGGCGTCAATTACGAGGATCTCGTCCAGTTCGAGAATCTCGGCCATGATCTGGCGGGTGGCCACTGCCGGGTTCGGCGCGGTCTGGCCGTACTTGGTGCGGTCGATGAAGTCGGGGTGATCCACGAGCTTATCGAAGACCGGGCGACTCACCACGAAGATGTTGGGCGCGAAGCCGCCGCTCGACAGCCGCATCTGGGTCTTCGCGTTGCGAATGTCGGTGATCGGGCTGCCGTTCGGGTAGTTCGCGGCGTCCCAATAGATGACATGGGTGGAGTCCGCGGTCGCCTGGCCGCTGACGTTGTTGGTCCAGATCCCCGTGCCGAAAAACCTGGAGACCCACTGGTTCTCGCGGCGGATCAGAGCCTTCTGCGTCAGGAAAATGGTGGCGTCACGGTCGGGTGCGAGCGGCGAGTCGCTGTTGGAGCGGATCTGGTCATCCACGTCCTTGTGCAGCGACCAGACGTCGCAGTTGTACGTGCCGGTGGAATTCAGGTTGTAACCCGTGCCGGCGGACTCGGTGGAAAGCGCGCGCTTCTGCATCTCATCGCGGTTGAAATCCGCCCGCGCGTAGGTGTAGTAGAGATCGCTCTTGTTTTCGACGGGAACCGCCGGAAAGGCTTTGTCCGCGACGAATTCGACTCCGGCGGCCTCCTGAAGGTAGGCCACGGAGATGTTCGTCAGCGGTCGGTTGACGTGAACGTCTTGTAGTGTTGGCTGAGGCATTTGTGATTTCTCCTAATTGATGAATCGCTACATCTTGTACGGGCCGAGCAGCAGCGCGGGAATGATTACGCCAGCGCCCGCCGATGCAGCCAGCGCGCGCGCACGCACGAAATTGCCGGTAGTCGCGGTGATGGCCTGGCCGCTCGCGTTGGCCATGAGCGGATCACCGGCATTGACCGCCGCGCCGGTCAGCAGCTTGGTGATGCCAAGGATTGCGACCTCCGCCTCCACTCCCTGCGCGTTGGGCTTGTCCTGGACCACGCCATCGGCGACGGCGCCAGCGCCCGTGAAGTTGATCTGTCCGGACGAGTTGACGGTCACGAAGTAGAACTGCGGATTCACAGTCCCGTTGCTCGTGAGGTCGGCCGCCGCCGGAAGCCCTACATTACGTAATGTCTGTTCGAATGCCATGTCTGTCTCCTCTCTGCTACCGGGCGAGGCGAATGCCAGCCCGCTCGAGCGTGGCGATCAGGCCCTTCGCGTTGTGCTGCGCCACGAACGCGCCGTAAACCTCGGGATGCTCTTCGAGCATGAGGGCGTAGGCGCGCTCCTTGGTCAGCTTGGTGGTACCGCTTTCGGCGTAAAGATTCGGAGTCTCTTTGCCGCGATTCTGGCGGGCATAAGTGGTGGCTTGCGCTTCAATCTCTTGAAGCGAACCAACCGCGCCCTGGTTGGGATTGACGTGCGATGTAATCATGCTCCTCTCGCTTTCGATCACGCGGGCGGCGGTCAACTCTTCGCTGACGTCCGCCACGCTGAAGTACTGGCCGCTGGACTTCTTCTTGGTGAGGAACTCCGCGGTCTTGTCGGGACAGCCGGCCATCTTGCAAAGCGCGCCGATGGCTTCGATGTCGCCTTCGGGACGCATCTTCAGCGGCATCGCTGCGAGGCCGGCAAGCGGAGCCATGCCTTCCGGTTTCTTGGAGTCCCTCTTTGCGCCTTCGCCGCAGGCGTGACAGAACTCCGCACCTTTGCGCAGTTCGGCACCGCAGGCGTGGCAGAACTTGCCAGACGCCTCGCCTTCGGCCTTCGTGCCGCAGGCATGGCAGAACGTCGCGTCCGCGTGGAGCTTGGTTCCGCATGCATGGCAGTACTTCGGTTCGTTGTTGGTCTTCTCGTCGCCGTCACCGTCGCCCGGCTTCTTACCCTCGGCGGCGATTGTGAGCGTTTCGTTGGGCATACTTGCTGTTACCTCCTTGGTTGTTGAATTTGCGGCAATCGCCGCCGTGGAACTCTGGACCGGCTCGCCGAGCAGTTGACGAAGCGCATTCATGGCATCGCCAAGCGTTCCGACCTCGTCTGCCAGCAGCGGGATCGCGTTCTCCGACCAGCACACGGCGGCCTGCGTGCCGATGATTTTGTCGGGATCGGCTTTCCGATTCCGCGCGACCGTTGCTACGAACTGGTCGTACTGCCGGTCAATTTCGGACTGGATGTCTTTCTCTGCCCGCTCCGACAGCGGTTCATGCGGGTTCCCGTCAACCTTCTTGTCGCCCTTGAAGATGTAGGTGTACTTGAACCCCTGCTCATCGTTGAACTTCGAATCCTCGGTATGCAGCACCACCACGCCGACCGAGCCGACCGCTCCCATGCGCGTGACGAAGATCTTGTCGGCCGCGCTGGTGAGTGCGTAGGCTGCTGAGAACGCGAAGTCGTCGGCGACGGCATAGATCGGCTTCGCGCCTCGCAGCGAATAGATGTAGTCGGACAGTTCCAGGCAGCCCGTGGTCTCGCCGCCAGGCGAATCCACCTGCAGGAGAATCGCCCGCACTCCGGCGTCGTTCACCGCGTCCTGAACATAGCTCCCAATCTGCGCATAGGAACTGCAACCGCTCAACGCCGAAACCCATGACTCCTGTTTCGTCAGCACGCCCTGGATCGGAATCACGGCGATGCCGTCGATCACCTGGTAACCGCTGTCGTCGGCCTGCTCCATGTACGCGGCGGCGAACGGTTCCGCGAGTTTCACGCCGGCCACCGGAACGATCCCCAACCGTGGCCCCACCGCCTGGACGATCACATCCAGCTTGGGCGGATGAATCATGAGCGGCGTGTTCACGAACCGCGATGCAAGACGAGTCAGATTCTTCACGGCTTCACATCCACCTCTCCCTTGCTCGCGTCCGTCTGGATCTCGCCTTCCGTCAATCCGGCGTTGCGCCCGGTGAGGACCTTCCGGCCATCGCTGTCGTAGGACAACCCGAGCTTGTCGGCGCGTTTGTTGTCTGCGGCCTGCTCCGCGTCAACCGCCCCGGAATCGCGTCCTTGCGCCGCGACTTCGCCGGAGCGCGTCGAGAGACCACTGCGGATGGCATCGTTGGAAGCCTTGATGTCCTTCTCGGGATCAACCCACGGCCAACCGGGCGTGACCCACTGCACTTCCTCGAACGGCTCGGGGTCTTTGTTGTATGCGTTCAACAGGTCAATGCCGAACACCAGCGCCAGCATTGCGTCGCGCAGCCAGCGCTTATAAACCGGGTGGCAGACTTGAAAGATGAAAACCGAATGCTGGTACTGCTCGCACTTGCGGCGAAACTCCAGCAGGCCGGCGCGGATCGACGAGTAGTTGATCCCCGACAGGTCGCCGCTGATCTGGTACTCGGCAAGTCCGGCACCGCTCGCGAAAGCTTGCAGGCAGCTCCTGATGAACGATTTGAAATCGCCGCTATCCTTCGCTTCGGCGAACTGCACTTCTTCGCCGAAGTTCAATACCTGAAACGTGCCGGGTTCGAGCTTGCTG